GGCTTTTGAAGCTTCAATTGAGGCTCGCGCAGCTTGAAAAACAGGAATCTTGTCGTGAAAATTTTTTAGATTTTGTGGGAACAATGTGGCCTGATTTTATCTCTGGACGCCATCATCGAATTATAGCTGAAAAATTAGAGCGTGTTGCGAGGGGTGAACTCAAGAGATTGATCATCAATATGGCTCCGCGGCACACGAAGTCTGAGTTCGCATCTTTCTTGTTTCCTGCGTGGATGATGGGCAAGAATCCTGGGATGAAAATCATCCAGGCGACGCACACGACGGAGCTTGCCGTGAACTTTGGACGGAAGACAAAGAACCTGATTGACAGTGACGAGTTCAAGACGGTTTTCCCGGAAGTAAAGTTGGCTGCGGATTCGAAAGCTTCTGGTCGGTGGGACACGAGCCGTGGCGGGATGTACTATGCTGTTGGTGTGGGATCAAACTTAGCGGGACGTGGTGGTGATTTGGTGATTATCGATGACCCGCATTCGGAGCAGACTGCGATGAGCAATAGTGGATTTGACGATGCGTGGGATTGGTATACTGGGGGTCCCCGACAGAGGTTACAGCCGGGTGGGAGTATTGTGTTGGTTCAGACTCGTTGGTCGGAGAAGGACATGACGGGTCAGTTGTTACGGGCGATGGCAAAGGATGAGTTAGCGGATCAGTGGGAGGTTGTGGAGTTACCTGCTATTTTTGATGACGGGACGCCGTGTTGGCCTGAGTTCTGGAGTCTTGAGGATTTGACCGCGGTCCGCGCATCTATACCTCCGAGCAAATGGAATGCGCAGTATCAGCAGAGGCCGACGGGTGAAGAGAATGCGATTATCAAGCGCGAGTGGTGGAACAAGTGGGAGAAGGAGAGTGTTCCGCAGTTGGAGTATGTGATTCAGAGTTACGATACGGCGTTTAGTAAGAGGGAGACGGCGGACTATAGTGCGATTACAACGTGGGGTGTATTTTATCCGAATGAGGGTGGAAGCGGACCTAATTTGATATTGTTGGATTCGAAGAAGGGTCGATGGGAGTTTCCTGAGTTAAAAGCGATTGCGTTTGAGGAGTATGAGTTCTGGGACCCCGACACCGTCATCGTGGAGGCCAAGGCGAGTGGGATGCCGTTGACGCACGAATTGCGAAGTATGGGGATTCCTGTAGTGAATTTTACACCGAGCCGTGGTAATGATAAGGTAACGAGGGTGCATAGTGTGAGTCCGTTATTTGAGGCGGGCATGGTTTGGGCACCTGACACGTCGTTTGCGGACGAGATGATAGAGGAGGTTGCTGCGTTTCCGAATGGTGAACATGATGACCTTGTGGATAGCATGACACAGGCGTTAATGAGGTATCGGCAAGGAAATTTTGTACAATTACCAACAGATGATTGGCAAGACGGTGAAGAATCTGCTAGGATACGAGCATATTATTGATTGGAGTAATTCATGGCTAGAGAACCAATTGCGGGTTTAATGGATTCTGGGGTCCCTTCTCAGATGGAAGAAGAGGACTTAAGAGCAGAGTTAGAGCTTGAGATTCCAGACACGGGCCAAGAGCCGTTGCTCACGGAACTTGGTGATGAGATAGAAATTATTGAGGAAGAGGACGGTGACGTTATCGTGGACTTCGAGCCGGGTGCGGACAGCATGGGTGAGATGGAGTTTGGTGATAACTTGGCGGAATCTTTATCGGATCGGGAGTTAGCGAGGATTTCGGGGGATTTAGTTGGGGAGTACGAGGCTAACAAATCATCTCGTCAGGAGTGGGAAGACACGTACTCGAATGGTTTAGAGTTGTTGGGTTTCAGTTATGAGGAGCGGACGCAACCGTTTCGTGGAGCCTCTGGTGTGACTCATCCGTTGTTGGCGGAGGCTGCGACGCAGTTTCAGGCGCAGGCGTTTAATGAGTTATTACCGCCCTCGGGTCCTGTACGAACTGTTGTTATGGGCAAGGAGGATCGTGCAAAGATCGATCAGGCCGAGCGCGTTAAGCAGTTTATGAATTACTATTTGACCAATGTCATGGAGGATTACACGCCTGACATGGATCAGATGCTGTTTTATCTGCCGTTGGCGGGTAGCACGTTTAAGAAGGTGTATTACGATGAGAATTTGGGGCGTATTGTATCCAAGTTTGTGCCTGCGGAGAATCTTGTGGTTCCTTACGACACGGCTGATTTGGAGACATGTCCGAATGTAACACAGGTTGTAAAGATGGATTTGAACGATTTGCGTAAGATGCAGGTCGGGGGATTTTATTTGGATATACCTGTCATACCTGCGCAGCAGGATATGGACGACGTGACGGAAGAATTGGACAGAATCGGAGGTTTTGAGCCGTCACAGATAGATTATGACTGTACTTTGTTGGAATGCCACGTTGATTTGGACCTTGAGGGATACGAGGACATTGGAGAAGATGGCGAGCCGACGGGCATTAAATTGCCATATGTGGTGACGATTTCGCAGGATAACGGGCAGATATTGTCGATTCGGCGGAATTATCGTGAAGAGGACTCTTTGCGTAAAAAGATCAATTACTTTGTGCATTACAAGTTTTTGCCGGGTTTTGGTTTTTACGGTTTGGGTTTGATTCACACGATTGGTGGTCTGTCTAGGACTGCCACGGCGGCACTGAGGCAGTTGATTGATGCAGGTACGTTGTCCAATCTCCCGGCGGGTTTCAAGGCCCGCGGACTACGTATCAGAGATGATGACGATCCTCTTCAGCCCGGAGAGTTCCGTGACGTGGACGCACCGGGTGGGGCTATTCGCGATAGTCTCATGCCGTTGCCGTTTAAGGGTCCCGACCAGACACTGTTTAACTTGCTTGGTTTTGTAGTTCAGGCGGGTCAGCGGTTCGCGACCATTACAGATATGAAGGTTGGCGACGGTAATCAGCAAGCTGCTGTTGGCACGACGATAGCGATGTTGGAGCAGGGTTCGCGGGTCATGAGTGCTGTGCATAAAAGGTTGCACTATGCGATGCGTCAGGAGTTTAAGATACTTGCGCGGGTCATGTCGGAGAGTTTACCGCAGGAATATCCATATAGTATCGAGGGCAGTGATCAGGCGGTCATGGCGAGTGACTTTGATGACCGTGTGGATGTAATTCCTGTATCAAATCCGAATGTATTTAGTCAGGCACAACGCATTGCGTTGGCTCAAACTAAGTTACAATTGGCGGCCCAAGCGCCTGATATGCATAATATGCACGAGGTGTTTAGGGATATGTATGAAGCGTTGGGTGTTACAGATACCGACAGGATATTGAAATCGATGCCGGACGAGGATCCGTTGCCCACGGACCCCGCACAAGAGAACATCAACGCACTGGACAACATGCAATTATTTGCATTTCAGGGTCAGAACCATCAGGCGCATATTATGTCTCATTTGGTATTTGGTGCGAGTCCGATGGTTGCCCAAATGCCGCCTGTTGCTTTGAGTATGCAGAAGCACGTCATGGAACATGTGAAGATAGCGGCGCAAGAACAGGCTATGGCACAGATGTCACAAATGGGTCCGATGGATGCAGATCAACAGGATTTACAATTTGAGGCATTGGTTGCACAGTTTGTGGCAGAAGGTATGCAGCAAGCAAAAGCTTTGTCTGCACAAGTCTCTGGTGCAAATCAGCCGGATCCGCTCGTAAAGTTAAAAGAGCAAGAGTTACAGATACGGGCACAGTCAGAGCAAGCGGATGCTCAACTGGACCAACAGAAATTGCAGCTTGATGCGCAGAATCAGCAGATGCGCAGCGAGCAGTTTGATAAGCGGTTGGCGAGCCAAGAGGCTCAGACCGCGGCTCGAATTGATAGTGCAATGCAAAGAGAACTACTTAAACAAAGAGGAAAGTAAAATGTCCAAGGTAAAAATTGTAGTAAACACGCCTACAAAAGCTCCCAAGCCTGAGACAGTCGGAAAGCCTAAAACACCTCCGATGGCGGGTGACACCTACAAGAAGGTGAAAACTCGTGGCACTGGCGCAGCTATTAAGGGCACGACACACATGGGTGTCTAACCCATATGGATCCAGTTAGTTGCGTTGCTCTAGCGACAGGGGCGTATAAGACAATACGTGCGGCTATTTCTACGGGCAAGGATTTACAAGATATGACAGGAACTTTGTCCCAATGGGGCAAAGCTTTTTCTGATTTCTCTAATCTCGAAGAGCGGGAGAAGAACCCTCCTTTTTGGAAAAAGACGTTCAAGGGTTCGGACGAAGAGACCGCTTTGGAGATCTTTGCCAATAAGAAAAAGATGGAACAAATGAGAGCCGAGATAAAGGATCATATATCTTGGACATATGGCCCTAGTGCTTGGAAAGAGGTCTTGGCAATTGAGGCAGAGATGCGTCGAAAGAGAAAACAAGAGCTTTACCGAAAGCAAGAACAGATAGATGCTATGATTAATTTTGCCATAGGAGCCACAATATTTGTAATAAGTGGCGGCATTTTGTTTGTTATTTTCTACTATTTGGGCAAATGGCAGGGACGTTGGTAATGTGGGTATTGTTGTGGCTACAAGTAATCAGCGGCAGCTTTGATCACTACCATGTGGGTAGTTATTCGAGTGAAGAAGCCTGCAAAGAGGCTCAAAAAGAGGCAAAAGTTCTTGTGACAAACCAAAACTCCAAGGTGGTATGTATTGAAATAAAACGGTGATTTTAACTGAGCGACGTGGAAAATACATAATATATGACAAAAACGGAAAAGTGGTTATAATAACTCGTGATA